TTCCATATTTGCTAATTCATCTTCAAGATCCATGTGTTCATTTAATTCAATAGGAAAATCTAATGGTACTTTTTTACCTTCAAACATTCCAAAATGACCTAAATTAGTTTCTGTAAGTAAAGCTTTATCATCTTCATTGGTAAATTCTAAAATACCTCTACTATATAATGATCTTGCTTCTGCAAATAAATCAAAGTAAGCACGTGAGCCAGCACGATATAAATGCTCAGTAAGCGGTTTATTAGTGTCTATATGGTGTTTTAAACCCTCAGACAATATAGCACGTGGCGCTAAACTTTCATTTAACATTAACGTTGATTTTTTAGTATCACAAGTATTACATCCGCAGTTACACATATTGTTTTATTTTATTTATTAACCCCAAATTTTATCAAAATTAATTCTAATTGCACTTTGTTTTACTTCAAAATCTTTCATCAATTCATCACTATTTTTTAATTCATCAAAATTAATTTGAAAGAATTTAACCTCCCCATTGTCTTTTACATTTGCTAAATGGTTACCATCTCCTGGTTTTCTATCTAATTTCGGTTTTAAAAGTTGGATTGCCATTTTTCTCCCCATTTCTTGAGAACTATCTGAATCATTTAGATCTAATGTATCATATACTCTATCTACGTTAGATTTAATATTTTTAAATAAAGGATATTCATCTACTAAATCGCTATTTTTATTTAAAAGATTTTTAAATTCTTTTACTTTTTCCATAGCGGCCGTAAGTTGGAATCCTCTAAAATTAGTTGGATTAACTGTTTTTGATAATCCTTTTTCACCATCAAATACACTTACTAGAGCACTAAATCCAAATATAAGTGAAAGTAATGATAAATTTTCTTTATCAGCTCCAAATCTTCCTAAACCATGTAAGCCTTTATCAGTACTCCAAGATTTAACCTCTACTCCCTGATTGTTAAAATATAAATCCGGATCATCTTTTTCTCTACCTTCTGTTACTTTAGCACTATTTGAAAAATGATATAACCAATATAATGCAATTTCTCCATTTCCCACACCTAAAGAACCAGCACTACCTATTTCTTTTCCTACTTTTGGGGGTTTAACTGGGTATAATTTTTCAAACATTTCTTTATCTGCCGAATTAACACTTATACTAAATGTAGAATTTCTATAAGGGTATTTACTTTTGGGTTTTGGAATTGGTTTATCTTTATAATCTTTACCATATATAGCATATCTAATAGTATCATTATATGTTTCAGACCCTCCAGAAGGGATTGATGTTTTAACATCTACATCAATTTCTACTTCTTCTTCTGCTTCTGATATTGTTTTGATTAACTCGAATAACATATCTTTATCCTTAGGATCATCCATATCAGGATATCCTTTAGGAAATTTATATGCTATTCTATGTAAATATTTTGTTATATTATCCATTATATATCTATGTCTGTTGTATCATCAATGTCAACATCTACTTCTTCACCCCCACTATCAGATGAACCCCCATCAGCAGATTCTGCTGTTTCAGGAGCGCCATATCGTAAAATACGAGCAATAGCATCAATAGCTCTTTCTTCTTCTGGTAAATTAAGTAAGTAATATTTTTTACCTTCAACTTGGGCTATCCAACTTGTTCTTGTAAATATTAGATAGAAATTAAAATCGTTTTTTAAATTTATTCTAAATGTAGTAGGTTTTGGAGCAACCCAATCAATTGATGATATAAAATTATCAAATTCATGAGTTAATAAATCAACTATTACTTTTTTTAGTTCTGGAAATTTGGCAAATTCATCATATTCAACAGCAGCTGCTTCAGCTTGTTTTCTGTTACCAACGAGAGTTGGAACAAGTAATCTAACTTTTTCCCTTAATTCTGCCGCTGTCATATTATTTTTGTTTTGCTGTTGGACCTTTACCTCCGCCTTTTGCTTTATAAGATGCTACTGCACCTGCAATAGCTTTTGCTGCTTTTTCTGATTTACCTGATTTTTTGATTTTATTTACTAATGTATCATATGATTCATCTACTTTACCATCTTGGTCTTCATCTTTGGCATCGATTTTTTTATCCCAAAATCCTTTAGGTAAACCTTCAATTATACTTTCACTAAATGATTTCATCCATCTAGTTAATATTTCTCTAGCTTCTCTTTTTTCTAAATCAAATGCAGATTGTAAATAAGGAGCAGCACCAAACATATTAGTTTTACCTGAATCTCTTAAATCATTTAAAAATGAAAAATATAAATCATCTGACATATTTTCTTCTAATGAAGTAGATTCATTTACTGCTGCATCTGGATAATATTCTGCAGGTCCTATTCTTAATTTACTTTTATCAGTAACACCTGTATCAAACCAAGATCTAATAGCATTATCAACATTTCCACCACCTACAAAAAAGCTTAATAAACTTTCTAAACCTTTAGGACCTTCTGCTACCCAAGCATCAAATTCTTCTTCATTATCCCACTCAAATTTATCATCTGATGTAAATTGATATGTTGGTTTATTTTGTAAATTAGACATTGAAAATGCCATCCCACTACCTTCATGATTACCATAATGTGATTCTTTAAGTGATACAACATCTTTAGAAGGTGTTTCTTTATATTTAAAATAAATAGTATATCTTTTTTTATTATTATTATAATCTGTTAGATATACTGTTTTTTTAGCAAATGCTTTTCCGTTGTAGGCACGGCGCCATTTATTCATATTCATAGCTTCTGTTATGTTTTCTTCAGTTAAATCATCCACAGATGTAATGTAATCTTCAACGGTCTCATCAATATCAACGCTATCTATGGCTTCTACATTGTCGTTGTTTATAACGCGTGTATTTGCGTCAACTACAGCATCAATTTGTGGTTCGTTAAGTTCAAAATCAAGGTATTCTTGAGCACCAACTACAGCCTCTTTTGCCTTAAATATTTTACTTTGCCACCATGAAGGTAAATCTACCTCACCCATACCATCAAATTGATCTAGGGTTTTATATAATTTCATAGATGCCTTACCAATTTGATATAAATCACCTTTAATCATACTAGGTTCATTATCTTCATGGCCTAAATCTAAATCTTCTTTTAAATTACCAAATTTATCTGCAAGAAATTTTAGTGTTTTTTCTTCGGACCAATTCCAAGTTTTCATTATATAGTCAACCATTTCTCGACCTTTTAATTCCATCTCGTTATCTGTTCCTTCTTTTATATTGGCATGTTTTGATAAATCATCATATGCTTTACCAATATCTCCTTTATATAATTGTTTAACAATTCTTTTACCTAATATTTCTAACTCACTATTATTTAATGAGTGAGGTTTATTAAAACCTTCTAAATAGAATTGACCTATATCTTCATAATCATAAGTAAAATCTTCACCTTTTGGTGTTGCATCTTCTTCTAAACCTAATACAGATTCTTCTTCTGTATGATCTGGAGCTGCTGTAGTAACATCTAATTCTGCATCTATTGGATCACCATGGGCACCACTTTCTAAATCTTCCTCTTTGATATTTTTTTCAATAGCAGCCCCTCTGGTTTTTTCATAATCAGATAGCTTACCATCTTTATTCAAATCTGCTTTTTTAGGATTTTTTAATGCATCTTTAATTAATTCTGTTATTTTAGGATCTCTCATTTCTTTGGTTTGTTTTTTAGCCATGTTAGTAGCACGTCCGTACATAACAGCTTCTGCATCCTTACCATACTTTTTTACTAAATCTCTTTTATTATCTTTCATATTCATGATAATATCTTCTCTTTTATTAAGTTCAGCCTTAGTAAGTTTACGTTCGTTGATCATATTTTATTTTTTATCCTCAGCTACAGATGCTTTTCTATACTCTGAAATTAGTTTTTTAATTCCACCTAATGCTTTTCTAGCACGACCATGAGCCGCTTTAGATTTACCACTATGCTCGATTGAAAATGTTTCATAAAGTGCATCTAACTGTTCTTTTAATTTTAATGTGTCCATTTTTATAAATTTTATTTATTAATAACTATTATTTAATTAATCCAGCTAATTTTCTGAATCTATTTACTTCTTCGTTAATTACTTCTTCTTTAATTTCTTCATTTGTTGAAGCCACAACGTGTGCTCTAGTATAATAAGTAATTGTATTTCCAATTTGATCCATTAACTTTTCATCTCCCATAGCAGATGCTTTTTCTTGTGCCTTAGTTAAAAGACCTAATACAGCTGCTGTATCACTACTTTCTCCTGCTAATTCAGAATCTACTTCAATTTCTGATTTGTCAGATTCATCATCAATATTTACTTCATCTTCAATATCAACATTAATGTCTTCATTATCTTCAACATCTACTTCTTCTGCTTCTCTCATTGTATCATCTTCTTCATACTTACCACGCATGCCTTCATCCATATCATCATCTCCACCTCTCATGGCTTCATCAACGTCATCCTTTTTCATTTCTTCAGAAACGTCTTTAGGTTCGTCTTTTTTTAATTTAGCTAATTTAGCTTCATTATCTTTAATGTCTTTTTCAAGGTCTTTAATATGGTCTCTATCATCACGGATAGCACCTTCCATACGTTTTTGTTCTTCCTTGTTTCCTTTTTTAGAATCTTCAGCCTCTGATAAGAAGTTAGCTTTGATTATTTCTTTTAATTCTGATTTTTTCATTTTATTGAATTTATTTTAGTTGGGTTTATTTATAAATATATGAAATTTCTTCTAACTGCGCAGAATGGCGTTTTTATGGTGTTTTTAGGATACAGCATCTTGTACTACTCCTTTTAATATTTGAGCTACTTCTGTACCCTTAACTAATGATTTTAATCCATATAATCCACCTTTAAGATATCCTGCTTTTTTTATATATCCTACAGCATTACCTCCTGCTTGACCTGCCATAAGAAGAATTACAATAGCATATAAGATATCAGAAATTATTTTTTTACTTTTTTCATTTTTAGTAAATATTCCTACTACTCTTCTTATAGGTGCTTTAAATGCTTCTTCATTTTTATGAGTAAAATTATATATTTTTTTAGCAGCTTCTTCTCCTTTACCCCATTCATATTTTGCTGATAGTCTTTTTGCTATTTTAGACAACATATTTGCTACTGTATTAGATAATAGAATATATCCTAAAATACCAACTACACCAGCAACTTCATTAAGTTCTTTTTTATTATCTTCTAATTCATCTTCTATTTCAGATGATAAACTTTTTGCTACTTTAGCTAAATCATCTTCAAATTGATCTTGTTCATCTTCAAACAATCTACCTTCTGCTAAGTATTGTGTATAATTAAATTCACTCATATTATTTCTTTTTGTATTCTGCCTTTTTTGTATTTTTAACAAATTGTTTGCCTTTTTTATCTCCTCTAACTTTTTTAGCAACCGTAGCTTTTCTTTCTGCTTTAGATAAAGATTGAGCCTTTTTTTTAGGTAAACATCTTGTTGTAGCTTTACCTTTTTTCATAGTACCGCAATCACCTGATATATTGCCAGATGTATTAATCCTTACCCAATTTTCTTTTTTAAACCAATCTCGTAAGGATTCTTGGACTATTTCTATTACTCTATCTTCTGTAATCATTATCCTTTTATATCGCCTTTACATACTCTAACAGCACGACCAGATAAATAAGCAGATGATTTTTCACCAGCTGCCATTCTTTTCTTTCTATATGCTTTACCTTTAGCACAAAGTTCTTCATTTAATGTTTTCCCTAATTTAATAGTTTCTTTAACATCGTTTATAGCTTCTTTTAAACCACCTAATTCTTTAGCTGCTCTAATAAGATCACGTTTTGCTTCATCTTCACTAACACCTCTATATTTAGCAATGCTTTTAATAGCACGTAAAGCAATTCTTTTTTCTTCTGTGGAAGCACTTTCATCTAATTCACCAAACTCATATGTCCATTCTCCTTCATTCATCCTGTCAAATTGTGATGATTTATTAAAATCATCTTTAGATACTATTGTATCATATTCATCTTGGGTCATTTTACCTATTGCTACATCATAAGGCATATCTTTTTTTCTTGGACCTTTTTTTAATCTAATTGCATCTTCATAAAAAGTAATTTCATCAGCATATTGATCAGATATTGGCCCTCCTTCTGGTTCAGCTTCTTGTTCCATATCTCTATATAATTGAGATAAACGATCTTTTAATTCGCCCATAGAATAATCATTTGCTAATTCCTTAGATTTAGAATGAATTTCATTAATACTTCCTTCCTCCATATTTCTTTTACCTAATCCAGGTAAATTATTTAAGTCTTGTACGTACTCATCTGTCTTAACAAGTATAGTACCTAAAGGCTTATCATCTTTAAGTAAAGTAATTTTAGTTACTCTAGGATTAAAGTTAGGATCTTGGTCTTTAAAATTACCATTATAATACTGTGTTTGGTGCATTTGGTATTTTTCACCTTCATGCTCTAAATTATGGTATTGAACGTGAACAAACATTGGTGCATATCTGCCCATTCTATTTTTAATAGGGCTCTTATCATGAGCTTTTAAAGCTTCAATTGCATCGTTTTCACTAGCTACCCCTTGAGGTAGTAGATCTGCAAATATTTGTTTACCGAACATATCAGGCCCTCTTTCATTAGCATCATCTATTAGTTCTGATCCTTTGAATGTATTGTCTGTGTATTCTTTTAATACAGATTCTATATTTTCTTTTTCTTTAATAAATAAACCTATACTAGCTGGCCATGATCTTTCACCAGGATCTTCTTCGTAATCTGTTACTCCCTGATATTCAAAATCATACTCTTTAGATAATTTATTTGCTTCATTAAAAGCAGATTCAACAGCTTTTATACTATTATCACCCCAATATCTTATTTCACGGCGTGGCATTTTAATATAATACCCCCCTCTACCATTATATGATCCACTTCCTAAACTTTGCTCAACATCAAAACCTAATGCTTTACTAAGAGCATCTGCAAAGATTTTAATATCTGGGTGTTTTTCAAGTTTATAAGGACTAATATCACTAGGAGTTATATCACCCTCTGCTAGATATTGGTTTTTGAAATATTTATTAAGATTAAAATTATCCATTTTTATTTATTTTTGTTTATAAATATACATTATTTCCTTGCTTTTTCCCATTCTGCAACAGTTTTGTTTAAAGCTTCTAATGCTTTTTTCTTATTTACTCCTCCTACCCATTTTTCAACGTCCCCTTGTTCACTAACAAATGAATCATTTGAGGTGTTTATTGTGTCCATAACCCAATCCTTATACCAAGCTATAAAGGAATCAATATTACCATTAATAGTTCTATTATTCCATTCTTCCCACAAACCTGTTGCTTTTAATTGTGTTTCAAATGATTTAAAACATGAAAAACATTGATCTACAGCTAAATAATAACTAGGATCCATACCTTTATTCATTACTTTTTTACATTTAGGGCAAAATAATGGAACTATAATTGATTTTTTTGCTTTATCTAATTTAGTTATATTTTGTTTTATTCCATCTTTAATAGTCCATGTACGGTTATTTTCTTCCCACACATCACCTTCTTTATGGAATTGATCTGCTTTATTATAACCCACACTTTGACCATTTTTCTGGTTATGTTTACCTGTCATTAGGTTTCTAAGACGTGTTACATCTTTTTTACCAAATTCTTTTTTTAAAACATTATCTCCTGACATATTATTTTTGTTTATAACCGTTATTTATAGTATTAATTTGTCTATTTTCTTTAACATCAATAGGATGTTTTTTCTTTTTGCTTAAATCCATTTTTGAAACTAATTCTTGTGCTTCAATCATCTGTTCAGATGTAATTGTAGGGCTAGGTTGGGGTGAAGGTGTTAATTGAGAAGAAGATTGTTTTACATCTCCTCCTTTATATCCCTTTGATAATGAATTTAATGAACTCATAATCCTAATTTTTTAAGTTGTTGAATTGTATCTGCAGCTGATGTATGTAAAATACCTATACCACCTTGAGATATCCATTGATCAATATTTGATTTTCTATCATCAATCAAAATATGATTTGGAGCTGCATAATTTTGTTTTGCATATGCTTGAGCTAATGTTAATTTTATACCAGGCATATTATTTTTAACCCATAATCTTTTTCCTAATCTTGAAGTTGAAGATCTTGATGGGGAAGATAATAATTCAGTATCATAATCTTTTATATAATCCCAATATTGTTTTCCATCTTCCATCCAAGGCATTCCCGCCCAAAATCCAACTTTACCTTTACCATCAATTAATTCCCAAAATTTATCCTTTCCAAATTTCTTTTCATAATTTCTTGGTGGTATTCCTTCTGAATATTTTTCAAATGATTTGTCAAAATCTGTTAACACACCATCCATATCTGAGTATATTTTGTATTTCATAGATGGTGAAGATACGACTTCTTCTTCAGAAATCAAAATTTCTTTTGCTACTTCTTTTATAAATTTATTTAATCCAAAATAATCTTTAGTTTCATTTATAGGCTCATTATCATGTCCACATTTATGACACATAAATAAATCATTACCTCCATCTACTATATCCCAACTCCAACTACATTCATCACATTTAATTTTATCTTTTACAATGGATTCATTTAATGTATCTGTCCAATTCCTAAATGTAATATTACCATCTGTGTATGCTTCTTTTTCAATTTTTTCTAAATTATCATCTTCAGTAGTATTTGTAGTACTAATATTTTCTAATCTATCTTCTAAATTTTGGATATGATGAATCATTTCATGGGCATATGAACGAACTATATCTTTAGGATGTCTACCTTCAGTATATAATACAATATGGTTTTCTTCAGGATCATAATATGCTGTTTTGCCAAAAAAGTCACTAGCATTTTCTGAATCCCCATCCACTAATTCAACTGATGGTAATGGTTCTATATTTAAACCCTTATCAATCATATATTGTGTTAATTGGTTTATTTTATCTTGAACACTTATATTTTTAGAATATGTAGCATTTTCATTTAAAGCAATTACTGGGGTTGATGTTTTAAAGTCTTTTTTTCTCATAACGGTTTTTGCAACTAAATCAATATCATTAGGTGTTACATTTATAGCAAACGGTATATTAATGTTGTTATTAAAATCTTTAACAACAGCATCAAAATCATCATCTACTTTAGATAATGGCTTACCATGTTTTCTATGTAAACGTTTAAACATTCCTGTTAATTCAGGTACTGAAATTGGTTTTATATTTCTTTTGTCATTTAATCTATCAAGAAAATGTTTTGTAAACTCAATATCAATACCTAATTTTGAAAATAGTTTATCAGCATAAACTTCAATGGCATCTAGTTGAGATTTTGAAATATTTTCATTTAAACTCATCATAGCATCATAAGCATTTGTTTTTAATGTGTTTAATTCTTCTACAAAATCTGATCTTCTTAAAACTTTAAAAGCTAAATTTTCAACACTATATAAACCTCCATTTTCAAGACCTGATGATCTCATGTTTCTAATTTTTTCTTTTATCTGATCTATAGTTGTTACTACCTGTTCATATTCTTTATCTTTAAACATTCTTTCTAATTGGGGAATATAAGATAAATAATCTTCTGCTTTTGATTTAATATCATCCTTGTCAATTACAATTTTATTATTTTGAGGAATAGTAACCCATTCATCATTTAGAATTGAGTATAAACCAGATGCCGTATGAGCTTCATCTATATCTTCAACATATACCTCTACAGGATAACCAAATATGTTTATATCATGAGCATTATTCCATAAATTCTTCTTAGCATCAAAATAATCCTTAGCAAATTTTTCATCATCTGTAATTTGTGAAAAATCAATTACTAAATGTAAATCAACATCTGAAAATTTAGACCAATTAAAATTAGCCAAACTTCCTGTTAGTTTGATATCTTTCAAAACTGTTCCTTCTGGGAGCTCTAATGAATCAAAAAAATCTTGAGCTATTTTTAGTAGTTTTTCTTTTATTTCTGGTTTTAAATTAAGATCATCCCAAACATCTTTTACTAATGTATCTTGTATATCAAAGCTATCAATAACATCTTTTTTAATATCTTCATTAACTGGGGGTCTTAATATTTGGAAAATTTCTGATTTTTCTTTTATTTTAGAAGGTATAAATTGAATAAATTCTTCTTCAGATTGATCAAGTGCTTTTCTAGCATTTGTTCCACTCATATTAGGGTTATAAGTTGGAATTACTTTAACTTCAATATTAGGATATTTTTCACTTAAATTACCTGTTCTTGCATCTACATCATCTAAATCATCCTGTCTACCATCTCTATAACCAATTACAAAATAAATAGTATCTTGTGGATTATCTTTTGCTAATCTAAGGATATCTCCAATAGGAGATTTTACGGGTTCAATTTTAACTTTATTAGCTAAATAACCTTGATATATATCCCATACTAAAACTGCTTCTGTTTGATCTATGCCATCACGAACCTTACTACCTACATAAATAATAAATTCATCTATTTCTGGGAATTTTTCTAAAGCTGTATCTACTATTTCAAAGTGACCAGCTGTTGGGGGTTTAAAACCACCACCATATGCTGCTATTACTCTACTCATGAATTTAAGAATTTACCTATTCGCATTTGTGCCTCTTCTTTAGACATAGTGTATTCAATTACATCATATATAAAGTCATCACTTAACATAGCTTGAATTTCTTCTTTATCCTTAGCTTTTCTAGCATCAGATTTAGCTTGTTCTTTTGGAGTTTTAGGTTTTGTGCCTTTAGGATTAAATGGAGTAAGATATTTATTTATAATTTTATCTATATCTTGCATTCTATCATCTAAAGTATTAGCTACAGCAACAAAATTATTACCAAATAATTCAGCATATTTAGGTAAATTATCTGTTACTCCTTTCCAAGTACGCATTACAATTGCAGGCGCTAAACTTCTATCTTTTCCACCTGATTTTTCATATCTATCTTGGTTTTGACTTAATGAACGTTCTAAATCAGTATAAACATAAAGCATAAATACTTCATACCCAGCTTCTTCTAATTCATTTTTTAATTTAACTGTTGAATTATATGAAGCTCCAGTTCCATCTAATATAAATGATTCTTTTCCTTCTATAGTAGCTTCTACATCTCCTTTAAATTGTTTATTAGCTGCCGCCATTTGTTTAGCTTGCTCACTTCTTTCTTCAGGAGTTGCATTCTTTAAATCTAATGTTACATTGGCTTTTTTTAATAAAGGGACATAAATATCATCTACGTTTAGTATTTTTATACCACCTAAATCTAAACCTCTTAAAATGTAACCTTTACCAGCTCCCGGGGCTCCAGCTAATATTATTGCTTTTGGTTGATCAACTGCTTCTTTTAGAATATTAATTAAGCTTATCATAATGTAATTTTATTATAAATATTACAATTTTCTTTTAGCTGTAGTTTTAAATTCAGTAAATACAGGTTTATGTTTAGGAAATTCTAAATCAAATAATCTTTTTACAGTTTTAAATATATCAATATTTTCTTCTTGTGTGCGTTTTGATTCATACATTTCCCATCCTTTACCTTGAATAGCACCTTCTTTAGGCCCTCTTTTAGATGATTTTAACCATAATATGCCATAACGATCCGCTTTTTTACCAAAACATTCTTCATAACATTTACCATAAATAGATGTTTGTAAATCATAAGTAGTTTGTAAATGATTAGATGTTTTAAAATCTATAATCCATAATTCACCATTAATTTCACATACCATATCACAAGTACCTGCTACTCTAATTTCATCTGAAAATAAATGTACTTCAGTTTCAATTAATGTTGGGTTATAAGTCTCCCAAAAATCAACAAAACGTAAAAACATTTGCCATACTAAGGGATTATACATTGGAATTCCATTTTGTAAAAAATTTAATTCTTTACCATTAAGATAATCCTCACACATTTCGTGTACTTGAGTTCCTTCTTCACTTGCTTTTTTAACAATCCAATCTGCAGAGTATCCTACCTTTTTTAACCAATCTTGAAAGTGTTTTCCTTTTGGATAACAACTTAAAACATAAGTTATTGATGGGTAATACTCACCATTCCTTTGATAATACCTAGAGTCAGGTAAAGTAATTTGTTTAGCATCTTCACTAATTTCTAAAATCCTGTTGTAGGATTTTTTGATTGTTTTCTTGCTCATATAAGTTGTAATTTCTTTTCCATTAAATCATATTGTGTTAATGGAATGGTATTTTGGATTAATTGAGTAAAATCGGTAAATCCCATTTCACTAGGGTCTTTCCCCTGAAGTTCTACCATGTAAACTTCCTTACCTTCATTTATAAATTCTTCTGCATATTTGGTTGCTTTTTTAATTGCATCAGAATCTAGTGCTATATATATTTTTTTAACTGTTGATGTCACTATCTTTTTCATTAAAGAACCCTGTATGTTACTACCTAATAAAGGTATAGCATTTCGTTTAATAGCTATAGCATCAAATGGACCTTCACATAAAATTAAAGGTAAATCCCAATTAATGAATAATTCAAAAGGAATAATATTACGTGATGATTCAGGATTTTTATATTTTCTATATGGATCTTTTTCAAATGATCTACCTGTAAAGTAGTTTAATTTACCATTATTATCATAAGAGGGAATAATAATCATATTACTATAATTCCCATATTCACAATATCCTAAATTATATTTTAACACATCATCTATAGTAATTCCTCTATTTTTTAAATAATTCCATGCTTTTTTACCTGTTAAATCTGTAGAATTATTACTAATAGGTTTAAATTCATTAGGTAGTTTTACTTCTATTTTATTTTCTACTGTTTGGTATTCTTTTTCTTCAGCTACTAATTTATACAATTCAGCAAATTTATCAGATGATGCTTTTAACTGTTTAAATAATGTAGATATTCTTGTACCTTTTTTACCACAAACCCAACAATGCCATGGATTATATCCTTTTTTATTTTCAGAAAAATTAACTTCTAATTTTGGCTTTGAATGGTGGCAGAAAGGGCAACAATAAGCTTGATTGCCTCTTGCAGTTCTTTTTCCAGTACCAAGTACAGAATTTACCAAATTAACTAATAGTTCATTTATCATAACGGTAATATACGAAAAATATTTTGCTAATCAAAGTCTTTCCTAAAAAACTTACCTAAAATGTTGTCATTAATGTGAGAACTATACTTATTTTCTAATATTCCTTTTTCAAATAAGTATTTAGTTTCATAATATGTAAGTAATTTTTTAGTAGGAACATATTGTAGTATGCGTTTTTCCCAATTTTTACCAGAATTATCTTTTTTGGATAATGTAAGTATTTCTTTTTGGGATCCAAAATAATCTTTCCAATCTGATTCAGTAATTACTTTTTGTTTTGCGGGAGTACGTCCTCTAAGACCTTGTTTGGATCTTTCTTCTTGTAGAATTTTTAATGCTTTTTTTCCTAATCTTTTATTTCGTTCAAAATAAAGCACTTTTTTACCAATGTATCTTACGTCTGTTGGTTTATATATTACTTCATATATAAATCCGTAAGTACCTTCTGGCATATCCTTTATTGATGTTATAACCCTTCCCTGGTGTGTCCAGGTTGCGGTTGTGGGCATGTTTACCATGTATCAAAATTAACTACGAATGTTGTATCCACATATAATGAAATAGGTATTGGTTGTGATAACTTACCTACTGCTACTAATTGATAGCTTTCATTATAAAGTCCTATGGTAGTTACATAGGGGCTAAAATATGATCCTGTTGCAAAATCATAATATGTTTCATTTGTATTTTCTGTTCCTAAATTTGTAACATCTGCTAATGTTAGTTCAAAACCAATTATTCCTACTCCACCTGTTGATGATAAATTAATACCATATTTGTCATTTGGGGAATATCCTTTACCTACATTTACTACTGTTATATCTGATACAGTTCCATCAGATGCTATTGTTACATTTACAGAACCCCCACTTCCCTCAAAACCACTACTATTAATTAAAGGAAGTTCATATACCCCAACTGAACCTCCATCATTGAAACTTGATACAACTATTGATCCTGATAATTGGTTAGGTGTTCTATTTAATTCCCCTAAAGGTCTTAATGCTGATGGGTTGGTAGTATATGAATATTCATTGTCTCTTACAACACATTTATATTGATTTTCTCTAATTTGTATTGAAGATGAGAATTGTATTGATGATGAATATACATTGTTATTAAAACCAGTATTACCACTAAGCCCCATTCTTTTTGGAAAGTCTTGCAAAGAACCACTATCTGGTCCTGTAAATACTGCTATACCTTGTGAATAAAATATATCACCTACTTTTTCTTGTAATGTTGGGTCGGATACCCCTAGTCTAGCTTCTCCACTATTATAAGTAACCATTAGATTACCTTCACCATCATCTGTGACTAAACTTCTTGTTTGGTTTTGTGATGATGTATATTCAAATTGAAAGCAAGTGGGTGGAATTTGTTCACCAAATAACTTTGAAGGAATTGAAATGACAGATGGTCCTACAGTGTTAAATTGAGAATTAAATTGTGAAAAATATCTAGATTGAGTTAATGATGTTTGTAAGTAATTTTCATATCTTGGACCTGTTATAATTCCAACTTGTTGATCATAAGCCTCAGAAGCACCAGGAAATAAACTTGATGTTGAAACTTCATCTCCAGTTGATGATGTTAAATAATTACTATAATATAACTGTTTTACACTATTAAATACTAATACACCATCTGTTATACTAGTAAACCCTGTTGAGTAAGAACCTGATTTGTAAGGACCTTGTACTGTTTGATAGTATTCTATCCCAACATCAGATGCTGTTACTTCATAGCCACTATATGCAAATCTTTTATTAGCATTAAATGGAGCTACAACTACTTGATTTGTATTAAATTGTTTAAATACAGCCATTCCATTTTAAAAATCTAATTTAACTCTTACAAGAAGTTCTTTTGTAAAGTCTTTTTCTAATGGTCTTGATAATTTAGCTACAGCTAATAATTCTTGTGCATCATTATATAATCCAACTGTTGTAATATATGTTGTTGGGTTATCAATAAATGAATCAAATACTATAGCACCAGTTGATGATGATATAAATGATGGGTTTGAGGAATAATTATATTCACTATTTCTTGCTCTACAAAAATAAAAATCAGATGATAAATCTTCTTTAGAATTAAGAGTAAATCCTTTAGTATCATTATTTTGATTACCAGCTCTTCTCAAAGCATCAATTACTCTAAATGGATTATTACCTAATGTATCAAATGAACGACTTGTTGCTAATTCTAAACCTCCATCAGCTTTTAAACCATCTAAAGCTTCTCCATTTAATAATAATAAATCTACATCTGGTAATACCCAACCATAAGATCCTGAATTTTCAGTCCACCCACTGGTATTAACTGTTTGATTAACAACTCCTGCTGAACCTGATACTATATTATATACTCTACCAGCATCTGTAAATGTTACTGTTGTTGAAGCTTTACTATCATCTGTTAGAGTTAATTCATTAGCAACTTGTGTACCTGATATATTCATTGTCCAAGTACCAGGTAATATAGATTGTTTATATCTTGCTCTTTCTATAGGTAAAGCATAAAAATATGATGATGATTGATTACCAAATATAAATGAAGCATTTTCATCACCTAATACTAAATTTCTATATTGACCATAATTGGTTCTTGTAGGAGTTGATCCTGTTACTAAGTTATTTAAAAATTCACTTCCACTTCCAACTGAATCACAATAAGCTACATCAAACTGAACTTCAGCACTTACTTCTGTAGAGGCTGTTTGATAAACTGTTATATAATATTGAGATGCATTACTGGATGCTTGAACTGAGCTTGAGTAAAAAGATTTTAAAGTGGGATTATTACCACTCCACATTGCTGCTGTTACAGCATCTGTAGTAAGTACTTTATCATCTGATGTTAAAGTAACATATGCTCCTTTTACTGTTTGTGTTGATGTATCTGCCATAATTTATTATTTATTAAGATGTAAAAGTTGTTCTTGTTACTAATACTGGAATTTGAACTCTTGCTCCACTATCTAATCCAACAACAATTAAAGTAGCATATAATGTAGTACCAGTACCAAATATTACATTATTTCCCGTTGGGGTTAATGTACAAGAAGTACCTATTACTGTTAATGAAGTAGAAGTACCATTTGTTATAGTTTGGTTATTATTTTGAACAGCTAAACTATCTGCTGCTTTAGTAGCAATTCCTGTACCTACAAATCCATTATTTGTTACAATTCTTGCATCTGAAAGAGTAAATGAATATCCTGATGGTTCTGTTTGTGTCCCACTTAAATAATTTAAAGTATTTGGGGAAATGGTAATTGGTGATAATTGTGCTTCTTTAATTGATGGAGGAACACCTGCTATGATAGGCATTACTTGAGTTCCTCTATTTAAAGTTACCAATTTATACTTCATCATTTGATTTTCATCCGGAAATGCTTCTAATAAAGGCATATTTTCAATTGCCTCTCCATAATAAGCTGATCCTGATGGGTGATTTGGATTATATAATGTATAATCCACTTCATCATCTGATAATGCAAATTGTGTAATATTGAAAGATCCGTCACCGGCTGCTAATAATTCTCTTCCTTTTTTGGTCAAAATAGCATCTACGGTTATGACTTGATTATTTAAATATCCCATGTTATAATATTTTTATTTATAAATATACGTTTTTTTTGTTTTTACTCCAAGTTATGATTTATTTTCTGCTTTACCTGGAAATGCATTTTTAGCTCTTAAATCATTAATAATATTTAAAGCATTATCCTTTTGAATTGTAGTTAAATCATCTGGTATTAAAAATCCAGGTCCAGATGGGGTAAATGCCCCCTCTGAGCCAGAAGGTGGACTTATATTATAACCCATAACTGATGTTTCATCTTCTAATTGTCTTCGAATTGTAAATTTAGTAACATGATAATCAGTAAGTCCTGCAAGAACTTCTAATGGATTTCTGTCTGTTTTAAGAAATGTAGGATATCTTACAGCATATGTTCCTGCACTATAACATTGAAATGTAATTGGGTCATTACAAGCATTTATAGTACAAATCTCAAAATTATTATCAGATCCCGTATTTGATTGTAAAGTACTAACACCCCCAACAACAACAATATGGTTTTTCATATTACATACTTGTATTTCTACTGTAATTGCTTGTGATACTCCTAAACCACCTCCTGGGGTGTTTAAGGTATTTGCCGCAAATGTGTATGTTTGACCAACTGCATAATTGGGATTTGAAGCAGCAAATGTCGAAACACCTCCATAATTAATATAAGCTTCAGTAATAGTACTACCATCTGAAACAAATCTTACTGTAGCCCCTCCAGTTCCTATGGGTTTTTCAAATCCAATTGCATTAGTAGCTGATATATTTTGGGATGCAATTGAATTTCCACTTGTATTATACAAAGTACCAACTTCTCCAAATGTTGAACTAGCATTACTACCTCCATCATTCCCAGTCATTAACTGTGCTAATTCCATAGAAGCTGAGTAGTAATAATCTTGAACATCCATTACTGTAAAATCTTCAATAAATCCTCTTTCTTCAACTCTAACTAAACTTTCTCCATCACTATCTTCACCTGTTTGAATTGTACCTTCAGCTCTAATAACATCTCCTCTTTGTATTAAATAAGGTGTACCAGTATCTTCATACCCGGGCATTAAAGAACCTGATGGAGTAAAGTTATAATAACTTTGTGCATCCCTTTTATTTGCTTTTGCTACCCAAGCAGGGAATTTACTTCCATTATTATTAGCAAATCTAACTAAGTAGGGGTTAGAATAACATTGGGCTTCAGGTGCTGACCACCCTCCAGATACTGCGCAATTAAATGTGTGGAAATTTGCTAATTGAGGTCCATATATTTCTAAATAAGTTTCATTTAATCCCCCCCTACTAATATATCCACCTTGAGTTCTAGCATAGTCAAGCCTACTAGATCGGCTACCACTTAATAAAAATCCTGCACTTGTTACTGAAGGGTTTCCGGGTTGAGCATAATCTTTTATTGTATTTAATTGAGCTTTTAATTGAATATATGGATTTCCTGGTGATGCAGCTGGTGGCACATTACCTGATCCTGTAGCTTGAGATTGGTAATTATATGACCATGATACTGCAAGATCTAATCTACTTGCTGCATTTCCATTTATAATTTTAAATTTAGTAGAACCACCACCTATATCTATACTACTTCCTAATCCTACTTTTGGTGTTAAATTGTTATAGTTTATAATAGATTGTGAATTATTTATAATATTTTTATATAAAAATTGTTGTTGGTCATAACTAATCCCCATTTTTCTACCAGGTTCAAATACAGATGACATTAATTTTTTATTAAAGTTAGTACCATCTATCCCTATACTATCAGGTATATAATTTTTTGATGCTATACTTTCTGTTGGAATAAAAATAACAGAATCAATATTATATTCATATGAATCCCAATAATTATATTGTTCAAATGAATCTTGGAAATGAGCTATGTAAGCAGGATTTTTATTAATTACTGCTGTTTTTCCATAAGAATTATCTCCTTCCCAAGAATCTAAACCTGTTACTGCGGATTTTGAAACTCCATTTATAAACTTTTGAGCTACTGTAGATTGATAAGGTAATCTTTGTCTTTTATTAAATGGTTGAACTGGTAAAGAATCTACTATACCTATAGTACCTGATGGAGTGAAATTATTGTAATCTAAACTTGTTATTCTAGATCCATTATATCTAGGATTTATACTTGCTAGTTGTGTATAATTACTATCTGGTACATCAGCAAACATTGACTCACTAGTATTATTTAATGAGTAAGTAACAACATTTTGAAAGTTTTCAGGTTGATATTGTTCATCATTATATGATAATAATAACCTAGTACTACTACTTCTATTTAAATTAACATTATTGTTTAATGGGCTGTAATCAGAATTATCAAATATAATACTTTGTGTATTTTGAATTTGCCATTGATCTTGCTGTAATGGGTTTAAGTAAATATCTGCATAAACATCATCCCACCAAGAATCACCTGCATAATTAGGTGAAATATTAAAATCAGTAATAATTCCTCCAAATCCAGGGGATACTGATACTCTTGCTGCTAATGTTTCTGGGCCATTTGGTATAAATGCTGTTTGGAATGAAGCAGAATAAATTCCATATGTTGTATTTGGAGCTCCTAATGTAAATAAATTATATATTCCTGTTGAATCTTTTGTTGAAAGACCTATTACACCACCTCCACTATAATTTGAAACTTCAAATGATATATTATATTTTCTACCATTTAATAAATTTGAAGGTTGACCAGCTAGAAATATATAATAACTATTAGCTGTATTTGTAACTGTAAAACCATTAGCAGTTATACTACTAAATTGATTCAAAGAAGAATCTGTTACTTGCATATCAACATCACTAGTAACCCCAGTCATTGTGTTTGCTGGAATTTGGAGTGTTGTTCCTACAGTTATATAAGGAGGTGGTGTATTTGTAATCGTAAGTTCGCATACATATGAATTCCCAATTAGGCTACAGATTTTAACTGTAGCTAATATAGTTCCTGTAACTGTTCCAGATGTAATTGTAATAGGAACATTAGTAAATGTTGTTGGAAACGTAAATCCTGCTGCTGTTGTTACACCAGTACTTAATGCACCTGGAAATAAAGATGTTACCAAACTTACACCTTGTTTTAATCTTGGATTTATTTGAGTAGTTCCACTTGTAAAATCAACTACTGGTAAGTTAACTGCTCTATCATTTGCTATACTGTCTTTATTTACTCTTAAGTAAGGATTATATTGAGTATTATAAAATTGACCCACATTAAGTGTACTACCACTAAATTCTCCATCATAAAATTCTTCTTGATTATCTATAACTTCACCTAATAATCCTACTTGTGTTTGATTATATTCAATATAAGCTTGATCTGATGGATCAGCTGATGATGAAATGTCTCCTAATGGAAGAAGTGTTATTGGATTATTTGGTGTTTCATAATCATGTGTTTTAACAACATAATTTTGTAAAAATAATGATGATAGATTAGATGGGTTATAAGCATAAAATGCTATAGTTTCATCTGGTGTAATATCTAAAGGAGATGTTATTACTGTAGATCCATTAAAAGCATTAGAAAATTCATGATTAAATATTTCACCTCTTAATGATGAAGAAATCATAACATTAACCGGTGTTATCACATTAGTATCTAACCATATTGAAAATCCTGTTTTAATAGGTTTTAAAGTTTTAAAATATGGAGTTACTACAGGATTTGCTGAGTTGTATTCTGTAGGGAATGAATTATTTATTTCACCATAAATGTTACCATTAGGTGAAGTTGCTGTACCCATATCATTTATAGATGGAGTAGTATGCAATGATCTAGCTTCTAAAGGTTGAACAGTTGCATTTCCACCATTTCTAGTAAACCCATAGTAACCTAATTGGGAACCTGTTATATTATATTTATTTAAACTACCCCCTGTACTACCTGTTATTTCATGTAATTCAATACTACCTGTTAGTTCTAAATTTTGTGTTGTTAGAGGTATATTTGTTATCCCATAAGATTGCGTAGTATATGAATCAACTTGTGGTTCTCGATACCTATTGCGCTCTAACATATTTTGATGTATTACAATACCTGTAGACACACTAGTACGAGCTGGTACATAGTTTTTGATCGCTTTAAATAGTGAATCATCAAAATATTTAATTAATCTTAAATAATCGTACACATTACTACCTTCATATTTTTGAAAATATTCTTTTGCTATATCTCTTAACTCAGGGTAGTAACTATCTGATGATGATCTAAATCTTGGATCTGCTAATACTTCTTGTATTGCACCATATCCTAAAGACTGTATTATATCATCATTTATTTCATCTTGGGGTGAAAAAGCAACTTCTAATTGATTTAAATTTTCAGTATAACTTTGACTAATAAATGGATCTTTTTCAATACTAACTTGCCCTGATAATACTGTTCCAAAATTTAAATCTTTAGTATTTTGTATTTTATTTGTAATTCTATTTCTAAATCCTACTGCTGGTTGATCTAAAAAGTAAGTTTCTGTATTTGTATTACTATATGTTCTTGTTACTGTATTTGCTTCATAAACTATTTTATAATCTGATGAAGTTATATTTGTAGCAGGATCTACAAATGATCCTGTTATTAATAAATCAGACGATGCTGTAACTGCAGGATGTAGTGAAGGAATTACTTCATTATGCTTTATAAGAAGAGAAGAAGTAAATAAACTTTCTAATTCATTTCCTAAAGGTGCTCTAAAATTTACTATATCAAATGAACTTTCATTTCCTACTGATGCATTACCTTCAATTGACTCAGGATTCATTACAAAATCATTAAATACAGATTCACTTATATCATGTGAATAGTATCTAAATTCTTGAAATGATCCAGAAAATGCTTGACCAGCTAAATTTGTTGTTAATCCTCCTACTTCTGTTCCATTTATTCTACCCCCAATATAAACCCCATCATTAGCATTTGTACCAAATTTATTCCAAGCATAATTTAAAGATCCAGATATTTGGGCACCATATAAAGCTGTTCCATATAATCCTGTTCCATATAATCCACCCCCACTAACATCAAAAGAATCTAAACTAGCTGATCCTTCAAATCCTAAACTATTTCCATCCCACCCATTATATATTTTATTTTTAACATATAAAGTATATGTTACTCTATTTGAATTGTTAGTATAAGCTACGTGTTCATTTCTTTGTAAGATAACAGACCACCAATCTTTATTGTAAAATGGTAAGTAAATTGGATCTGAAATAGCATTACCTCCATCCGCAGCTGCTCCTGATATATAAAATTGCATTTCTGCCCAATCTCTATAATCACTATTTGATGAACCTGAATATGAGCCTGATGTAGATCCTGTATAATTAAGTGTTATCCCCCAATCAAATTCTTTATCATCTAACCCATTTGATTTTTTTGCTGCTATGGTTTGTTTATCAAAACTTCCAGCAAATGAAGATGATGGGTAACCTGTTGTTTTAAACCTAAGAGCTACACCATCAGGAACTACATAAGCTCCTGCATCTGCTATTCTATTTCTTTCTAAAGGCATCCATGGAACTATAGCTGATGCACTTGCTCTATATGAATTAGCTACTGGGGAGTAAGCATAACTATATCTTTCATACCATAAATCATAATCATCTGTTTGGTCTTTATTTTTACCTCCAAATTCATTTATTCTTAAAATAGTATTTGGAATACCCCAAATATTAATTAATTGTCTTAACCCAGCTACTGTACCTTTTTTCTTTACAAGATAAGACATATTATGGTAAAGACGTTTAAATATTTCTTTACTTACATCATCTATTGGATATGGAAACCCTTTTGTTATTAATTGTTCAACATAATCTGCCCATGAATAATTAGGATCCCAATAATTAACTATTTCACCATTATTAATAGCTATATAATGGTTTATTAATTCACTTCCTGTTGGTGGAACATAAACCCCATCATCATTACCTGCTAACCCTATAAAGTTATCTTGATTATTATAATTATTACCAAATCCTGTATACCCTAAAGATGTAATTACATCATCTGCTAATGATAAAGGAACACCTTCATCTAAAACATTAGTAGTATTTAATTTATTTGTTATAGTTTTTGTATACAGCCAAAGTTCATCAAATGATTGACCAACCATATTTACAAAATCTACATAATTATCATTATTATTTTGCTCTGTTATAAATGTAGGAATAGTATAATATAAATAATTTTGATTATTATTATCATATAATGAAGCTGATAATAAAACCCCTCCATAATATTGACTATTTTCTACATCACTACCTAGCCATTCTAATACTTCAGTACTTCCTGTGTTTAATAAGGGAAATGGAAAATCATTACTTATTGCTAAATCTTTTGGATAAGAATCAGAGGCTGTATTATAGTACAAATAATAATCCCAACCATCAAAAGATCTTATTTCTTCTTCAATTTTAGTGTATAAACCTGCTATACTTTGTGAAATTTGAGGTGTTGGGTTCGATCCTGTTATAGGATTAATAGCAGCAATATCATTTTCATATGACTGTATTCTAGATACTTTTGTATAAAAGTTTTTAGTTCTTTCTTTTGCTGATGAAAAATTAACGAATTGGTCAAATGATGAAGTTGAGTAATTAGGAGTTAATTTTATACCTTTTTGATCTAAAATACTTAAAAATTGATCTTTAGATCCGCTAGATTCAGTATTTAATAATTCATTTTTATTTTTATAAGTTGTTGAGTTATTTACAAAATCTTTAATGTCTAAATTTATATTAGGACCTTTTAAAGCAATTGTATCACTTATTACACTTAAATCTTCAACAAAATCTACTTCATATACTTGAGTTTCTGCTGTTTTTGTAACAACATATAACTCATTTAATACTTGATATCTAGATGGAAGTGGATCAAATAACTTAATTAGAATTGAAGGTTCACCTGGTGTTTTATCAGCTTCAGTATTTGCTGTGTTTGTATTTAAACCAGCATCATATTGACTATTAACACCAATATGGTATTCATTTTCACCAAATGTTATATAAAATTCATCGAAATATTTAGGAGTATTAAGAGTATTTTCAAATGAAATATATGAAGACTTCATTTGAGTTGGGGTAATATAATTAGATTTTATTCTAATTTCTGTTCTATCTCCTGATATTTCTGATATGAAATATTTATTATCTATAGATGAACTTAGTTGATTATTTATAAAATTATAAACCCCATATAACACTCCATTACTATAACCAGCATTATATATATCTTCTTCAGGGTTTATATTTACTACGTCTGTAGTAGAATTACCTACAACTGGGTTAGCTAATTGCTCCGTATTTGCCCCTACAGGATTAGCATCAGGTGTAGTATTTTGAGTTATTTGATAATCTAAAAAGTTATAATCTGAATATTGGATACTTTTTTGAGAATCATAAACATAAAATTCAATTTGATTTATCCCAGGAGTAAAAGACCCTGAATAGTCTTCATTAGGTATTAAAGAACTATTTTCTAACTCAAACCCATCATTAAATAATAATGAAGGATTAATTTGTTGCATAGAAGAAGATACTGGTATTTCTGTCATCTTTTGTTATTTTACTTTATGATTATGTTCCTGATTCAACTTCTCTTGCATCTTCAATTGCTCTATCAATTTCTTGTTTTGCACCTAATATACTTGCCATATCTACCTGGAGTTGTAAGTTTGTTTCTCTTAATTCTGCTATTTCATCTAATAAAGCCTGGATTTCTTCCTGATTTGCTTTATAATCTATATAATCACTACTTTCTTTAATTAAATATTCATGTGAATTTATTTCTCCATATTTAGGAATAATAAAAAACAAATTGTTGTATATGTTAAAAAAATCTTCTACGGAAGCCAAGTTAGGATCAAAAAAACTTAAATCTTGCTCAGCTACACCTAATTCTTTAAATTCTGTATCAAATGTAGATCTAAATGACTCTCTATTATATCCCGTTCTAATTAAAGTTACTTCTGTATTTTCATCTGTAGATTTATTTAATTGAGTATCATCTAAAGGTGCATTAGGGAGTGCATTAGAATTAGGTGCGTTATTATTTGTTGAATTATCGTATTGCATTACCCATTTATTACTTTAAACATTATATCTTCATCGAATATTTTTGTAGAACCATCTATTGTTGTTTTAATAAGAATAGTATAATATCTTTCAGGTTCTAAACCATTCATATATACATCAAAATAATTTGATGTTGAATCTGCACTTATTTTAGTATATTTTTCATCAAAATTAATAATAACCTCATTAGTATCTGTGTCTTTTATAGAATAATATGATGTTTGGGGTGGTAAATAAAAATTTGTTGTATATAATGATGCCGTTTGGAATACTACATCTGGGTATTTTGGTATTCCTGCTAACCTAAATCTAGCAATACTTCCAGAGTAATAAGTTCCGGCATTATTATAAACAGATACAAATGCTTCTGCTTGTTTTAATATTGTGTTATCTGATGAACCTGTATTAAAATTATAATCATCCCACTTTATCTCTAACATAGGGGGATATATAGTATTTGTATCTATTGAAAAATATCTAAATGTTGCTTGTGTATTAACATTATTTAAAAATTCTTGACTACCTGTTTGTTTTACAATAAATCCATCATTCTTTTGTCCTGTTGTAGAATCTTGCTCATATAGGTATTGTTGATTAATTGATCTTTGAATATCAATATCAATATCAATACTATTACCATATGAAAACAATTGTTTAAATTTATAATCTACACCTGATGGATCAGCATAATACCAATTTCCTCCACCTTCCATACTTGATGAAAATGATGCAGTTGCATAAGGAGTACCTACTGGAAATGGTTGTGTTTGCCATTCTGTTGATCCTGAGTAGTCAGAAAAAATCCAACTACAACCATTTACTGTTTTTGGTTCATCATAAAATCTTCCTGTTCCCATATCCCAACTAGATGATATAGGAAATACTTCTATTGTACTGTTTTGACTTAATCCACTAACAACTGCTGCTGACATTTTTAATGATGCCCCATAATCTAAATCTGGGTATTTTAGTCCTACTGTAGTATCTGTTTGAAGTGAATTTACTCCTAATTTTCCAGAAGATATTTTTAATAATTCTCCCTTTTGGTAAAATGATCCTGTGTTAGTAATTGTGGCACTTGTAATTTCTCCCGAACCATCAACTATCACGGTAGCTAAAGCATTTTTAGCTTTACTGCTTATTCCATTTATTACAACATTATTATATGTTCCAGGTGTTCCTGAAAGTGGTACTCCACCATTTGTACTAAAAATTGGCAATATTGTACCATTAATAAATGATGTTCCACTCCCTACAAGATTATCTATAGTATCAACTACTTCTGTGGTTGAAAATTGGATTAATGATCTATTTGTTTGACCATGACCTTCTTTAACTTGAGTAGACATATCTAAAATCTCATCAAGCCCAGTATTTTGTGATGGAAACTGAGAGTAAAGGGAAGCGTCTTTTGTTGGGAAAATTTTATATATTGCCATAATTCTTTTTTATATTGGTACTACTCTACCTCTAATATCTTCTGTTGGATTCTTAACTTCAAAAACCATTGGATCTATTGATGGGTATAATACACTGTCTATAGTAGATCCATTAACGTCATATGAAAATTTACTATAACCTAAACTTTCTCCTGCTAGGTTTACAATTTCTATATTATTTACTGTTTGCACTCCTTCTACCTTATCTAAAAGAATTGAAATATCTTTCATCATAATAGGCTCATTAATTTGCCATTTATCTATTTCGAAAAATGTGGTTAATGAATTTATACATTTAGTTATAGTTTCTGCATTATTATAATTAGGTCTAACTATTATTTCAAAATTTACCCCTATATTAATAATATAAGCATCTTTTATGTTAATAGAATCATTTATCATTCTATACTCTGATAGATATGTTTGTAAATTTCTTTTTAAGATGTCAGATGCTGTTCTTAATTTTTTATTTATATCATAAGTTAAAATATATAAATCTAAAACAGATGGTAAAGTACCAGCTTCATACTCACCTACTTTACAAGGTTGAACATGAGCTTTAGCAACTACTCCTAAATTAGAAGGCATTGATAAAGATCGAACTAAATAATCTTGTGGAGTAACAGTTCTTAATTGGTTTTGGAAATTACCTAGTGAATTTTGTCTTATTTCTTCTATAGTATCTCCATCCATCCCACCATCTGCTGCCTTAACATTATTAGAAGCTATAGATTTGAAGATTTGATTTGCTAATGTTGTATCTGATAAATCTGGGTTGATAAATTTTATATTTGTATCATCTACTGCCGTTAATACTCCCGCTTCTACATTTGCTGATGCCCCTCCCCCAACTAAATACCTTACAGTTAAAGTTGTATTATAAGGAGCAATACCATAAGTGTTAGTATAAACAAAATTTAAAGGAGAAAATGCTGTTGTTAATTTAGTTTTTTCAAAAGGTAATCCTAAACCAACATTATCTGGATTTGGAACTATTTCTTCATCTATATTTCTAGTGCTACCAGCCCCAAATTGAAGTTGTAATGTATTTTCATTTAAAAATCTTGTAACAAATCTTCTTTGTACTGATTTTAATTCTAATAAATAAGGTACTTCTGTATCTATTGAGTAGTTAGGATCGTTTGTGTTTGTGTTTCTAATTGAATTAAATACGTTTTCTTGCGCTAAATTAGGAACTTCATACCAGACATTGCCATTACTATCAATTACATCTAATACACCTATAATATTCCCAGCCTTAAGATCTCTAGTATCGAATTTTTTAGAAGCGTTAAATACAAAATTTTGTGACTTAACAGTAGCAGATATTGCTTTTCTTTTCTTTTTTAATAAAAAATAGGTAGGATTGACTCCTGATATTTGATATATTGATTCTTCAGTTAAATCTAATGAACTTGATGATTGGAAATCTACTGCATCTTCTATTATAAAATTCATTGAAGAATCTACATTTGAAGAGATTTGTGTATTTTCTGGAATTACTACAGCATAATCATAATCAGGTACATAAACACTTGCACTTAATTTTGAAGGTACTTGTTGGTAAAAGTCTAATTCTACAGATGCTACAGTTGTTACTTTAGGGACATACCCCATAGAGTAAGCTAAAGAATATAAATTTGTAGTTTGTCTTGCTTTTTGTATAAAAGTTTCTTGGATTTGGTTATCTAAATAAAAAGATAACACATCCCCCACATATGCAGACATTTCCATAAATAACATTCCAGTTGATGTTTCTGAAAAATCATTATAAGTATTTGGGAAATATGTTTTAGAATATTGTATTAAATTTTCCCTTAGAGTACTAAAATCTCTATTTATATATCGTATGTCTCTATTTAATTTACTCATTATTGTAGTAATATATTAATTTCATCATCTACCCCAAAATTTACAATTTGGTATACTAATGTAAAATTAACTGTGTTTTCATCTGGTAGATTGTTAAATTTTATTTCTTTAATCATTACATTAGGGAAATAAAGTGCTATATCATCTTGGATTGTATTTTTTAAATCATCATTTGATATATCTTGCATATTTTCAAATAATAAATTTCTTAAATCAGCTCCAAAACTTGGCTTAAATACTCTTTCTCCTTTATTGGTTAACAAATAATTAACCATATTAGCTTTAATTTGATCTCTAGTATAATATGTAGGCACAAAAACAGCATCCCCATTTAAAGGGAAACCAAAACCAATAGCTCTACTAGGTTGTAGATCTATAGGCCATTTATTTTGTATTATTCTTGCCATTATTTATTATTCATTAATCCCATTATTTGAGACATATCTACTTCTCCTGCTGGTAATGTTCCATTAGCTACATCCATTCCTGCTTGAGGTTGGAATGATTGGACATTACTACTATTTAAAGCCATATTTGTATCCCCTAATATATTCTTGTATGCTGTTCTTTTATCCTCAGCTGACATTACAGGTTGCGGTGGAGTTGGTGGGGTATAATTTTCAACTACAGGTGCAACTGGTACTTGTGATATAACTTTTGGAGTTTTAACAGCTTCCAGTAAAATTTCCTTCAATTCTTCTTGAATCGCTTCCTTTACTGCTTCTTTAATAATTGTTTTTAATGCTGATGTCTTCATTTTATTTATAAATATTAGTTATTTTAATTTTTTACAGTTGGGT